AACAGATTGTACTCTGCTCGTTCTGCCATGCCAGCCCCTTCAGAAAGGACTTGTGGCAATTTAATGGCTTCTAAAAGCTCTAATCTTAGAATCTCAAAGTGCTTTTTGACACCTTCTTTAAGACAAACATCTTTGATGGTTTCTTTAAGCTGTTCTTTTCTATAATCTGCGAAACTTAGCATTTGACCTCTCCTGCGCTATCTTGATAACGTATATACGAAAATGGAAGTCAAATTACTTGACCGGCATGTAATCGCCGATTTTCTTCAACGCCATAAGATTTGAGTCGTATGTCTGAAATGGACTGGGCAAATAAGTGTAAGAAAGTCTCTCAAATTCTTCACTTTTTCCTTCTGGATGTTCAAAATAGACGAACTTGCCCTTTTTACCAACTACCTTTACTCCAAGGCTGTTGTCATTGTATTCTTTCATTAACAAATAAGCACCAACTCCCAAATCAGTGACGCACTTATGTAAATTATCATCTAGGTCCACTGGAACGTATTCATTGATCTTCTTTAAGAACATCAAACATGAATCAAATGTGTAAAAGTCATTTGGTGGTTGATATTCAAAAATAAGCCTATCAAATTCTTTGACTTCATCTTCAGAATTACATTCGAAATAAATAGACCTTCCTCTTTTTCCTACTGGGGAAAATCCGTGCATCAAAATATAAGCCGCTACTCCTAAGTCGTTCACAAACTTGTGATCCATTCTTTTATCCTTTCAATAAGCACTGAGCATAAACTCCTTGTGCATGTTCTAATTCTGTTCTATAGATATGGAATGCCGCTTCCATCTCTACGTAATCTTCTCTTAAAAGAGGCATTTCCTCATTATATACTTCGTCCCAGACAAGCGGCACACGTACATGATTGTCTTTGATTTCCATCCAATACTGTCTGGATTCTAAATTTTTACGCAGCCAGAAGTTTTGCATTTTTCGATCCTTCCGCCAAATATTGGCCCAAGCCTTTTCTTGATAATCTTAGATATGATGTTTACTGGTTATTAAGGATTTCCTCCAGCATTTTCCGCTGCCACCAAGCACCCTTGGGCCACGGAGTAAAGAGGCTTCTCTGGCCGAATGACTTTACCAAGATCAGCAGAGATGCCTGCGCTGTGCAACATTTTGTCAAACAGCGTGTCAAATCCCGGAGGACTTGATGTTCCGCCAGCTACCACAATGTCAATTGGGCTATCAAGTCGTGCTTGTTTGTCTTTGTTTTCTTCAAGACCTTTTTTGATACCGCCAACCGTTCTTTCGATCATTAACTCGTATTGAGTTTTGATAGCACGCTCAACAAGATTTTGAGGTTCGGCTCCCAGATCGATCTTCTCTTTCTCATGGTTAATGAAAGCAATGCTTTCGCCAGTTGCCTTGGCAGCTTGTTTGTCAATCCAGTCACCGGAGTTGACCAAAGCAAAGCTAAAGACTTCTGCACCATAGAGTGAGAAGGCTACGTTGACCATGCCTGCACCGCAAGAAATGCCAATGCCTGTAAACATCTTGTCAGCTAACTCAGAGTAAACTAGAGCCATGCCTTCGTTGATCGGTCGAGGGTCAACTTTCCAGCCTTCTTTTGTTTCAAAAGCATTGAAGATAGCTTCAAGAAGCTTTCTGTGATAATCGGCATCGGTCTCTTCGTTGATGGCATTAGCCGGTACTGAATAATAAAGAAGCTCTCCATCTTTGGAGACTTCATCTAGCAGACTGTGTATCATGATGTTCATGATTTGGAAAGCATCTTGTTCTTTCGGGTTTACGCATCCGTCTTTCATAGGACGTTTAAGATCGACCTTGTTCATGGTGTAAGCCATTTTCAAGGCAGCATCTCCAAGAGCGTAAGCCACATTTGCATCATCATTGCGGATCAAAGGCACGCCAGCCTGCTTCATCATGTTGAATACGAAATCGTTATCCAACGGCATTTCCAAGAATGCGTTAACTTCTCTTTTGTAGGAGAAGTTAGACTCATCTGTGCGTTTGCAAACTACTAAATTATATGTTCCGATATCGGCTCCAATTGCCATTTATGCTCCTTTTCTCATTGCTATTTCGCTCATGAGTTGTTTGGTTTCTTTAGTGTGTTTTTGCCCTTTGCGTTTATCGCCGATTCTTTGGCGATGCAGTTCATTAAACTGTCTTACTCCATCTTTATAAACAATTGGAATTACAGGACCACCTGTAATGTTTGTCCAACGTGTCCCATTAGATATTCTGGTTATTACCGTGCGACTAATTTGGAACAAATCTGCTATTTGTTGATGTGGCTGTCCATTTTTAAGAAGGTCCACTATTTCCAAAACCTTTTCTTGTGTTAGTTTGGTTCTTGGATTGTTTCTGACCATTTTTAGACCAACCTCTTTTGAATACTTCTTGCCGTAATTTGGGTTGTTTTTGCCTGTGTAATTTTCTTTCTTCCACTCTGACATTTTATTTTTTGATTTATCTGTGTGTTTCTTTCCGAAGAACGGATTTCTTTCTCCTTGTAGATCATAAACTTCAAACTGTTGATTGTACAAGATTTCTCTCGGATAACTATCAATCCACTCCTGCTCTCTTTTTGTCAATTTCTTTTTTTCACATTCTTCTATGATAAAGAAATCGAACTGTTCCAAGCCATGTTTGTTGTAACTTCTTTGTAGATGATTGTTTTTGTGTTTGTTGTTCTTCAACTCTGTCTTATGACGAACAAACCTATCACTAACATTCACACTTTGCCCCACATACATCTTTCCATTCTTCTTATTTCGTATTCCGTAAATTCCTGTCATGCTACTCCTTTTTGCCAAAGTTCAATTTTTTTGCAGATGAGAAGTCTGGGATAAAGGTTGGCACCTCTTCATCTTCTTCCTTTTGCACAGACACGTCTGCGTTGTTAGCAGCCGCCGTCACAACTCCATCAAGCGATATGTTGATGTTTAATGTGATTTCAAGCTCCCCGTCACGTGGAACTATCTTTACTTTTGATTTTCTAACGTGTTGTACCATATCACTTATATAGAGTCCTGCATTGGCCATTTTTCAAGCATCAAGTCCACCTTATCAAGTATCATGTCTACTGTGATTTCTGTTAGACAAGGTTTTGGATCATTGTCAGTTTTAGGGCAAGTGCCCCAGTTGTAACACGGGCCACAGGTCCAGTTAGGGTCGTCATCTCTGTGCTTTTGTACTAAGAAAAAGTCAAAGTATTTTCCATAAACATGACCATCTACAAAGGTAAATATTCCTACAAGTGGCTTTTTCATTCCACCCGCAGCATGAAATGTCGATGTGTCTACGCTTACCACATAATCTGATTGATCGATAACTGCTAGCCATTGTCTTAAATTCAAGTCTGATATGTAAGGAATATCATTTTTTGCCATAACCATAAGAGGGTGATTGTGTATCCCAAATGGACACAAACCTCTACTCCTCAATCCTTTGACCAATCCTAAAACTTGACTGTCTAAAAGATTTTTGTTGACCATGGCAGAAATAGGAGAAACTAACACTGTTGGCCCATCTTTGTCTCTCGCATTTTCAATGAGTCTTTTGCCCTCTTCTTTTTCTTTTTGAGTCAACTGGAAGTGCATGTTGTGTCTTGTTAAATCAATTCCACAATGGTTTGCCCATATATCACTTCTATGCGGACCAGAATATGGTGCCAGTCTCATTTCTGTTCTTCCGCAAGCAGTTGTTGTATTGTAAGATAAGATGTATTTGCTTTTGTCAATTTCTTCAATTGTGAGAACTTTCTCTATCAAAGGATGATCTTTAACTACATCGTGATATTGTTGTGGGCAGGCAAAATGTATTTCAGCATCAGGCATTAGAAGCTTAATGTCTTCGAATATCATTCGGTGCATTATGATATCTCCTAATCCTCCCACACTTCGAATCATCAATATCTTATCTCTCTTTTCGTAAAACTCTTTGAGAGACATTGTTCTGACTATTTTGTCTGGACGCAATCTCTCTTTTCGTTTCCGAAGAATGTCTCTGTATTTATCGCTTCTTAAAACTGGCATACTCTTATAAGAGTGATTATGGCTCATTTCATGCAAAGAAGATTTATACAGTGGGTTAGAAAAATTCGCCCTCAATATTTTGGAGATGTTCGAGTATTGGACATTGGATCTCAAAATGTCAATGGGACAAATAAACCCATGTTTTATAAGGCCAAAGAGTACATTGGTCTTGATTTGGATTCTGGAGACAATGTAGATATTGTCTGCAAGGCACACGAATACAATGAGCCAGATGAATCTTTTGATACAATCATTTCAACAGAATGCTTTGAACATGACATGTATATTGAAGACACGTTAAAGAATGTTGTAAGGCTACTAAAGCCACATGGCATGTTTGTCTTTACTTGTGCAAATAGAAAAAGACCAGAGCACGGGACATCTGCAACAAGTCCCGAGGCCAGTCCTTTTACCCTTGACTACTATCGTGGACTCGATGAATGTGATTTTCGTGAAATGATGAATTTAGAAAATGACTTTGAAGAAGTTGTGTTCCGAGACCAAGAAGAAGATTTGTATTTCTACGGAATCAAAAAGGGAATCAATTACCTGTAGCGCATAAAAAAGGCAAGAGCCCCAAAGGGCTCTTGCCAACGTAAATTTCTTAGTCAATCAGATTAGCTGGTGCAGGTAGAACGAATTGAAGCAATCCAACTCGCAGAAGGTGTACCTGAAGCCGATTTTAGTCGAAGCAGCGTAATTTGAAGGTCGCCAGAGTTAAAGATTTGTGTCTCTCCAGCAAGCAATGTGAATGTGACATTAGTATCAGCATTCAATTCACCAGTGATGGTGATAGAACCGTCAAGGTTCTGAACTTGCAAGAAGCTCGCAGGGCCACCGTGTGTTGTAACAAAGTCAATTACTGTGCCGGTGAAGGCAGTCGTAAGAGTCTCGGTAGCACCAGCAGCATACGTGTTTTCTCCGGGAACGTCACTGTAAATCGAGCCATCATCTGTTACAGTTTCGATGAAAGCAAACTCTGCGGCAACTTGTGGGAAAGCAAATCGCTTCCAGTAATTGCAATCAGTGAAAGTTTCACCGTCTTTTAGAAGACGATAACTTGCGTTTGGTCCAGCGGCGAACATTTGACGCTGCAACGAAGCAGCACCAGAAGCGGCATGATCTACTCCAAACGCATCGCCCAGATGACCGTAAGTAGCTGGCGATGAACCAGAACCAGCGGCTAGAGGGTGAGTCGTTGGATCAAGATCCAATTGCCCTTGTGTCAGATGTTGAAGTCTTACCTTAAATACAGACATTTTTGCTCCAAATGTGTCTTAAGTGTTTTTGTTCCGTCCGTTTAATTATCTATGCTTGGCTTCTTACTTTAAGAAGCCAAGTTTGTACAAACATGTACCGTCTTAACTACCGCAAACTGAATCAATTCCTGCTATCCAAGAAATCTGAGGACTTCCAGCAGCAGCTTTGAGTCGGAATGAAGAAACAACCAATGATCCTCTTTGGAAAGCTTGAGTTTTTCCAAATGGAATTACAAGCTCAACTGCGGCATCTCCATTTATTTCCATTGTTGCGTCGTTAGTTGCGTCTAAATTGTCTAGTTGCAGGAATCTTGCAGCCCCACCATAAGTTGTCACAAGATCAACTGCTACAGTTGCGTAACTTGTGTTCAAAGTGGTTTCAGTGTTTCCAGCAGCAAAAGAGTTTTCTCCACTAATTGCGCTGTAAGTAGAACCATCATCGGTCACTACTTCAATGAACGCAAATTCTTTAGCAACTTGTGGAAAAGCAAATTGCTTCCAGTAATTGCAATCAGTAAACGTCTCGCCATCAGTAAGAAGGCGATATTTTTTACTTGGCCCAGCGGCGAAAATTGAACGCTGTGGCGAAACAGCACCAGAGTTTGGGAAATCTGCACCGAACGGTTCTCCAACTTGCCCGTAAGTAGCAGCTTGTGTGCCAGTACCGGTAGCAAGCGGGTGCGTCGATGGATCGAAATCCAAAAGTCCCTGATTTATATGTTGAAGTCTTACCTTAAATACAGACATTTTTGCTCCAAATGTGTCTTAAGTGTTTATTCCCATCCGTTCTTTATTTATGCAGGTAGATCAATACTTTCAATATCATGTGAGCCGCAGTTCATACAAACATGTACCACTCCTTTGCCATGCTTGCCGCTTCTAAGTTGTAGGAGTGTTATGCTTCACATTTATAAAACAAAAACATCAGCTTTGGGAAACATGTGCTTATAGAGTCTTGTACCGACGCCAGTTGGAACCAATGTTGTGCGTATTCCTTGAGCAGCCGCTTCGAAGAGTTGCACACTCTCAACTCCAACTACCCACCCTGCATTTTTGATATCTTTTCTAACCTCTGTTCTATATCCTTGGCTTTCGATTCGTGCTTTTAAGTTATTTAAGTTGTTTCTCTCAATTGGCATAGTTGGATGAGATCCATCTTTGATGATCACACAAAGGTCTGTCGCTTGAGGCAACACCGTGTCTCTTATTACAAAATTTGTAATGCCAGATTCTACAAGCAAATTTTCAACTGGATGAGTTTCCGATAACTTTAGTTCTCTGATATGTGCGAAGTTGTGTCTTTTTACTTTGATTTCAGAAATTTTAAGTATCGGACTGCATCCTTCTAAAAGATGAGTTTTGTCATCCTTGCAGCCAAAATAAAGATTGAGACCGGGAAATCTTGCTTCTATGATTGGTTTTAGAAGACGCAGTTGAACAAGATATTCGTCCGAATGTCCGAAATAACAAAGACAATAATTGTTTTTAACTTTGGCGTATTGAGATAGTTTGATCATGTTAGATGACCGCCATTGAGATGTCGATGGCATTGCTCTAACTCTTTGTATCTCTTCCGTGATCCAAGATGGGTTCTGGCGGTTTGTTTGATTGTGCAAATCTCACATTTTCTCGAAACATTTATTACAGGATGTTGCCCGCATTTTTGACAGAGACCGGACTCTCTTAATCTCAAGATTCTACTATGCTTCCGTTCTGTTTGCCTCTTGTGGCATTTCTGACACATTGTCTTGTTTTCAAGGGGCATCTTGCCGCAGCTTTGACATAGATTCGCCGCTTTTAATCTGGCAATTCTCTTGTTTTGTTGATCAAGTCTCTGTGATCGCTCTTTGTGTGTTTCCATGAAATAAAATAGTAACCTCATCTAACTATCTTATATTATGACCACAGAAAAAGAAAAAGCAGACTTCGGTGCTGGAACATTCAATTTGTTTTGCAATCAATTTGGAGAAGATGTGTATTCTCACATCATGCTAGAAGTTTTGCTTGAAGGAGTAATCAATGCAGAGGCTTTATTTGTACTTGGCGAGCAGGAGCAAGGAAGGGATCAAACTGATAACAGTTCTTCAGGGGAACGGCCAGCCGACGAACTCGGATCTGACGGACCTGATGGAACTTGAACTTCCTCCAATTTGGCTTCATCACATACAACAAATTTGTCACGACAATAGAATGCTTTATCATCCAAGGATAGAGTCTTCTACCAATTACGAAGCTTTAAGAACTAGCTTGAAAGCCAGAGGATATAAGAACATTCCAATGGGCGCATCTCCTTTGTTGCATCTTTCTGGTTATGTTAAAGCTCCTGTTGCAAACACAAGTTCTTGTAAAGTTCAAAGAACAATGATGAGAAAGAGAAAAGACTAATGGAAGATAGAACACAACACCCCAAGATGGAATACTATCGACATGTTTTTGAAAACAGCAGTCGATGGGCAGGCGAAGATATCAATGGCAAGAAAGTCATTGTTTATGGCGAACAAGGATTTGGAGACATCATTCAATTTGCTCGGTACATTCCGCTTTTGAAACAAGGCGGATGCGAGATAATGTTCTATTGTCCTAAAGACCTTCATCGTATATTTGGATGCTTAGAAGTACAACTTTTAGACAAAGACAATCCTGAACTTCCAGAGCATGATTACCATGTTCTGTCAATGGATTTACCTTTTGTGTTGGGAACTATTGACGCTCCTGATCCTTATATCAGAATTTCAGAAACACAAGACCTTGAAGAAGGTTTTCTGAATGTGGGAATTGCTTGGGAAGGAAGTCCTGCAAACAAGGTTGGTGGAGATCGTAATTGCCCATTAAAGCATTTCAAGTTGTTGGAAAAAGAAGGCACTCGTTTGTATTCATTGCAAAAAGTGATTCACACTCCTGAGTTGATTAAAGGGTGTGATGAGATGGATCTTTACAGTGTTGATTTAGAAGATTTTTATGAAACCGCTAAATTGGTGGAGTCATTAGATATTGTTGTCACTATTGATACATCTGTAGCTCACCTTGCTGGAGCTATGGGAAAAACTACATATCTTATTTTAAGTACCGAACGAGATGAGAGATGGGATTCTCATCATTGGTATAAAACTATGGTTTGTATTAGAATGAAAGACCGTAATGACTGGGAAAAATGTATGGAAACTGTAGTTTCATTAACTTCTGGTCTCGGCAAAGATTGCGATACAGATTTTTCAGAAGACATATTGAATTAAATCTTAAATCAAAGTACAATTTAACAAGAAATGGAGGTCTTATGTACCAAGGCAAAAATTATATCAACGGAGAATGGCGGGATGTAACTGAATCGTTTGAAACAGTTAACCCCGCCACAGAAGAAGTTTATGGAACTTTTCCTAACAGAGTCGAAGAAGCAGGACTGGCAGTAAAAGCCGCTCGTAAATCTTTTGATTCATGGAGAAAAGAAAGTCGAGTTAGAAGAGCAGAGTATTTTGATGTTCTTGCACAACTCATTAAGCGTGATCACGATAAGCTTAAAGATGCTATATCGATAGAGACAGGAAAGAATCTTAATGAGTCACATGCAGAAGTCATTGAAGCTCTCCATATGTGCCAGTTCGCCGCTGCTTCTGGACGAGAGGCATTCGGAACATGTGTGGCGTCCGAACTTCCTACGAAGGACGCATATGTCATTAGGAAGCCTAGAGGGGTTGTTGCTGTTATCTCTCCTTGGAACTTTCCTCTTGCTATCGGCTCTTTTTGGAGTTCTGCTCCTGCTCTCGTTGAGGGCAACACCGTTGTACACAAGCCATCTGAGCTTACTCCAATGGTCAACCAAATAGTCACTGAACTTTATCATGAAGCTGGTTTCCCAGCAGGTGTTTTCAATCTTATACATGGTGAAGGTGCTGTTGGTGCTGCTCTAGTCAGAAGTGAAGTAGATGTTATTCTTTTCACGGGATCGTCAGAAGTCGGTCAGGATATTAGAACACACTGTGCGTCTACTGATTCCAAAAGAACGTGTATTGAATGCGGTTCAAAGTCAGCAACTATTGTCTTTGATGATGGCGATATGGAATTGGCTCTTGACGCCGCTGTAGCATCTGCTTTCAAACTCTCTGGACAAAGATGTGTTTCGTCAGGACGCTTGATTGTCCAACGTAGCATCTTTGACAAGTTTGCAGAAGAATACACCAATAGAGTGTCTGCGCTTGTTACAGGCGATCCTTTCAAAGCTCCAGCCGCTTTCTATGGGCCGCTCATCAGCCACGAGCAAATGGACAAGGTAGAAGCTTTTAATCAACTTGTTCGTGAAGATAGCGATGCAGAAGTTCTTTTGAATGGTGGAAGACTTGATCCTGATCCCGGATACTTCCTCACGCCGTTCGTCTATAAGTGCGAATGGGCCAGAGACAAGCCTTTCTTGTCTCAAGAGGTCTTCGGGCCTCATGTTGCGTTGATTCCTTTCGATGATCTGGACGATGCCATTAGAATTTACAATGATACAGATTATGGTCTTGCTTTAGGAATCGTCACAGATGACTTCCGTAAGCACAGAAAAATCGCTCAAGAATGTATCACTGGTATGCTTTATGTCAACGGTGGTTCAATTGCAGCAGAATCTCATATTCCATTTTCTTCATGGAAGAAGAGTGGGTATGGTGCCAGTGCTGCGGGAACTTACAAAGCTGTTACTCACAGCATGTCCATAACGGTGAACTACGAAGAAGGAAAAGTGAGTTGGGCACAAGGAATGGAGTAAGCATACATACTCGTATGCCTGATACTCCATTTGGAATGCCGATATTCAATCCACATGATTTTCGTATCTGCGGTTGGGTGGAATCAGAAGATGTGATTCTTATTCACCGTGGAGACGAATATCATTATACGGATTTTTTAGGCGTAATTTTTCTTGATAAGCCGCCAAAAGATTTTGATTGGAGAAAGGAAGGATTCTAGGAGGATAATTGGAAATACATTTTACAGAACATGAAGATTTGATGAGAAGGCAAACTGTTATATCAGCATACACTCAAGTTGGTAACAGGCGTGTCCAATCTCGAATGTATGTTTCGTTAGATAACTACCGTCAAAATTACATAGACTCAGCATACCAATTGCTTAAAGATGAAGTGAGGCAAAGAGCTTTGACAGAAATGAGGTCTCAACAGCATTACTCAAATAGAGATGCTGTGAGGGATTCAGACGATGCAAATGATGCACGTGAAGCTGCTATGACAGCATTGTTTGGATTACCGGCTCGTAGAGTTGATGCCATGCCAGTTCCATTATATGATCTTCAAAATGGTCGTCCTGTGTTTCCGTTAGACCTAAACAGAGGGGCTTGGATAGAGAATTACAGATATTCAGAAAACAGTGGTGGCCGGGCGAAAATGACCAAGGATAAAGTGAACTGGTTGAAGGAGGGATTTTGACAGATCGTATATTGAAAGCAACATGGTCTCTTGAAGCCCAACAAGATTTAGAAGCGTGGCACGGTATTGCAATTGAAGAACTAACCCGTAATATAATAATAGACATGGATCGGGACTTCATACGATGGGCTAACATGGCGACTGTTGTTGAATCAACAGTCAATTGGAAGAAAGAAGGATTTTAAGATGGATACAATCGGAATCATAGGACAAGGTTTTGTTGGGACAGCTATTTTCGAGGGAATGAAACACGCTTTCGAAATTTGGGCTTATGACATCAAAACAGGAGTCACAGGATGGATGGGCGGCAAGGGATTTGAGACAAGCACAGGATCAAGTGTTGAAAGTGGATTTAAGCAAATTCTTGCTAAATGCGACATCATTTTTGTTTGCCTTCCAACGCCCATGAACCCAGATGGAACGTGTAATACAAAAATTGTGGAAGATGCTGTCAACATGCTTGATGAACTCAATCCCGGCGATCACAAAGTTATCGTGATCAAATCTACTGTGCCACCGGGAACTACAGAAGGTCTTAATAAAACTTCTGGAGATTGGGTTTGCTTCAACCCTGAGTTCCTTACAGAGCGTACTTCTGTTGAGGATTTCAAGAACCAAGACAGAATCATCATAGGTGGACCACGAGAAGGTACTAACGTACTTAAAGCAATGTATGAAAAAGCATACCCAAACGTACCTGTCACTAAGACATCATCAACCATTGCAGAACTCGTAAAGTACACGACTAATTGTTTTCTTGCTACAAAAGTTGCATTTGCTAACGAGGTTGCTCAAGTCTGTGATTCTTTAGATGAAGATTATGACAAGGTTGTGGAATACGCCACTAAGGACAATCGACTGGGCAACTCACATTGGTCTGTTCCGGGGCCTGATGGCAAGAAAGGGTTTGGCGGCAGTTGTTTTCCAAAAGACCTTAACGCATTCATACAGATGGCAGGAGACCTTGATGTGTATTGTCATACTTTGCAAGGGGCATGGCAAACTAATTGTAAGGTTCGTCCAGAAAAAGATTGGGAACAACTTAAAGGCAGAGCGGTTACTTAAATGGAACTTATATTAGTCACAACAACAACTGAAGACTGGAATAGTTTTGAAAGTGCAAAATCTTTTCAAGACTATGCTACATCCATAGGTTGGTGTCGTTCTACTAATCAAAGTTATGATATGTTTTTTGAAAGATTGCAGCAATGGGAAGACAACCTGTCTCCTTCTTTCTTTGAAATTCGACATCGAATGAAAGAGATAGCTGAAAAAAATTGGGCAAGATTAGACTGCGAAATCTATCGTTCTGATAGAGGCAGTTATTTTAACAAAGACACCATCATAATTATTTCAGACGACGATGATTGGTACAATCCAGCAGTTGTAGAAGATGTCAAAGAGGCATTTAGAGAAAGAGATGACATCGATCTTATTTATTGGGATTGTTGGCAATACTCTAC